CATAGCCTTGAGTTTCTTCCATAGACTTATCGCCACATCCTTCTTCCATAGCATGTTGATCACCGCATGATTCACATGCCGCGTCATCTACTTGTACATCAATGTCAGTACCTGGTGCTTCTACTTCATCTTCAAAGTCGCCGTTAGGCATATCTACTATACCCATTAACTTGAGCATGTCATCATGTGAACCTTGAGGTTCTACTTCTACTTCAGGACTACCATAAAATGATCCAGTGTCTACTACTTCAGCATCAACATCAGCAACTTCTGCATCTCCATATTGACCTAAGCCAACATCTTTAACAAACTTGATTAACTTGTCTGCTTCTGCATCTGTTGCATTAACACTAACTCTATCTGGTGTATTTTCTTCACCTTGAGTGATAGACATTGTATAGCCTTCATCAAGTTTTCTTTTAGTTGATACTTTACCTTCTACTAAATGAGAGTTTAATTCTTGTTCTAATGATTCAAATGTCCACTCATCTTCTTCTAAGTATGCATCAGATTCTGTAGTTTTTGTGAATTCTTTTCCACCTACTTCAAACTTATCACCTGTATGTGCTTTTGCAAGTGCTCCTGAGAATGCATTACCTTCTTCAAATTCGTCTTCAGAAACTTCTCTTTCGACTGTTTGTGCGTCCCAATCATACTTGTCATATGCACCGGCATCATCTGCACCAACGTTTCCGTCTGGAGAAGATTCTGCTTCGCCCATTGCACCATAAGATGCCATAGTATCTACAACTTCTGATTCAGGTTCTTCATGCACGATTCCTACGATTGGCTCGTTACGAATTCCCATTTCTTTTTCAGAATCTTCATAAGTGTTTTTCATTCCACATGCTTCGTCTAAGCCTTCTTTATAGCCTTCGTGGTATGCTCTTGCACCTTCAGAACCTTCGTCATGAGGACATGAATATCCACCTTTACATAAACCATGAGCATGACCCATGTGCTTTGCCGCTTTAAGAATGTGATGTGCGCCTTCTTTTAAGTTTGTTTTTGTATTTTTAATCATAATATTAAGTTCTTTTTTATTGCACTTAGGGTGCAGTTGTTGTATAGCAGATGTTGATAAACCTTCGTTACACATAGATTTCAAACGTGAAATACTTGGTAAGTTACGAGATTTACTCTCTACATAAGTTTCTGGTGATGCTTTTCCGTCTGTCTTTCCTTTAGGATTTAAGACTTTGCCTTTCGCCGCTTTAGGGTTATTAGTAGGTTTCACATCATAGTCCTTAGTTTTTTCTTTTACTAGCTGAGGTGTGTCAGCATCGTTGGCTGCCAATGCGGCGTTTGCCGCGGCATTACCTTTTTCATCATTAGATGAATTGTGTGATCCGTCATCTGGCCCGTATTGAGCGGCCATATTAGCGCCTTCTTTTACTTTTTTACCTGAGATTACACTTTGAGTATTAGATCCATTGTCGCCCATTTGCGGTGTAATTTCTGGAAGTTTGATTGCTTCTTTTACTTTCATTTTTGATGAACGTTGTGTATCATATGAAAGTGGAGATTGTCCACCATATGAACCTGATCCGTCACTTTCTCTCATGCCACCGCCACTAATTGGAGATGTAAGATCCATTGATGATTCAGGCGGAGTATCTGTTTCTTTCATCTTACTAAATGTTTTGGCAAGGTTTGCTCTTTTTTCTGTTTTAGCATTAAACTTGTCTTTGTTTGCTAGTACATGTTTTGCGAATGCTGATGTAGACATTCCTGCTCTTTCTGCTTGTGCTTTGAAAGCACCTGGCTTCTTAACTGCGCCATCAATCCAATCTTCGGCTTCTTGTATTTCTTGTTCACCGATAGTTAGTTCGCCTGCATCCATTGCTGTTTTTAATTGATTAGCAACTGTTGGATTAGTGACTGTTCCGATTGTCTGTCCATCTTTTTGAATTTCTTGTGCAGGTTGACCTGATGCCGGGGCGATTGATAATTCTTCAAAGACCTTTTTTAATGAAGGTAGTTTAAATTCTTTAGTTACTGAATCAGATTCAGTAAGCATATTGCTTGGTCTAGGTTTTTTAGATTCCTTTTTAGGTTCTTTTTTAACTAATGACTCTTTCTCTGTCACTTTGTCAAATTTAGTTAATATGTCTTTAAAATCCATAATATTATCCTTATAGTCCCGCTGATGTCTCAGGCTTTGGAGCCCTTTTTATATCAGTGAACGGACTCTTATCACCTTTAACTGAATCATCTGTCCAAGGCTTCCAAGGATCAAATGAATCTTTAGTATTCTTTTGATCAGCAGGTAAACCTACTTTGCCTACATTCTTATGTTCAGCATGTTTATGAATACTATCTAAATACTTATCACCATATTCTTTGCTGGCTTCTTTTCCATTGTCATTCATTTCGTCATGCTGTAACAAAGGAGTATCTTTCATTTCATTTTCATAGCCAACCATCTCGTTGTCAATGCTATCGTCAAATGCAGTATTAACCATTCTTACATAGTTAATGTTGTGCCCTAGCAATTGTGCTAGTTGTTGAATCATTGGTTCAGTTACTGGATATGCGAATTTACATTTAAAGATGTGAACTTGTTCATTTGAAAGATTGGGAAATCCATACGGTGATTTCATAATCGGTGTAGTAGTTGGGCCCTTGATTTCTTGAGGCTCAAACTTTTGTAAGTTATGTTTAAATAACTCTAAGAAATTTTTGCTACAGTCTCCAGCAACTTTGATCGTACAATCATAAGTGTGAATGGATTCTGCAATGTAATGTTTTAAACTTTTCATATTGTATAGTTCCCGTATAATATATTTATCATTCCTCTGAGTTTTTCCCACTTAAAACTCGCAGTAATTCGTTGCGATCTAAGTTTTGGCCTGAGCCCTCGCCTAAAGGAATATTGTCAATTTTTTCGTCAGCCTTTGCTTGACGTTGATCTAGTGTTGCTTTCTTTAATTGTAAGTCAATCATCTTTAATTTCTTGTTTAGTTTAGCAGTCTTAGCAGTAATAGCATGGTTTAACATGTTACTCGCAACACTAAATATATCTCCACTGAAACGTGAATCTACTTGCATACCTAAGTCCATTAAATCTTGGAAACTTGTTGATGCTTTATCGGCTAAATCATCTAACTCTCTGTCAGATGCTTCTAGTCCTCTAACTGTAGGTAATGCAGTTTCAATCTTCTCTAAGTTATTTAATGCTTCTTTAGTAACTTCTTTTGCTACGCCCGGAATAGGTTCATTCAGTTCGTTTTCATCACTAGATGCTATATCAAATAATTCTTCAAGTTTCTTTGTCATGCATCTATTTAGTTACTTTGATCTGCCATTGTAGAAAAGATCATCTTCTGTCACTACTCTAAATTTCATACCTTGTGCTTTACAATATGCTTTTGCAGAATACCATTTGGCATGATTGATCGCAACAACTGCTTGTTGTCTTGCATTTTGTACTTTTTCTGTTATAATGCTCTGTGCTTTTGGTTTGATCTCAATCAACTCAGCATTTGTTTTTCCAAACTTATCTTGGTATACTATAAAGAAGTCTGGAATATAATTAGTGCGTTTCCCTTTAAAAGGATGTAAGTAAGGAATTACTATTGATTCACTCGCCCACTTGAGTATCTTATCGTTAGTATCACAGAAGATCATAAATGTGAGTTCCCAGCCTGAACGATACATAGGCTTACCTTTGCCCACATACTTATGAGGATTTTTTATAGTATAGATACCTTGTGCGTATTTTTGTTTACGAGGCATTGACTAACCTTAAGGTATTACGTTGCGTTGTACTGCTTGATTAGGAGTAGGAACAGTTGATACCCCATACAATGCTGTTTTAGACTTTAATAAGTTAAGATAAAATGCCATTTCAGAGTTTACTTGTAATGTTGTCTGTACATTTGTTCTAAAGTAATCCATAAAGATTTGAATGTCTGTTTCAGTTTCTTGTGCAATTCTAAACAATACTGTTGCAAACTGAGATGCAGTTTGTTTAGTTTTTTCATTTTCTGAATTGCCTTTAAGCACACCTAAAAAATAAGAATACACTGAGTCCCAGTCCCCTGAATTTACTCTTAGTGTCTGAGCATAGAAATTATCAAAAATTTCAAGTGTGTTTTCTCTTTCTGTTATTTGTAATGCCATTAGCCTAGTCCTAATACCCCTGCTATAAATCCTTTAACTTGTTCACCTGCTTTTTGTTGACCTGCCGGTGCCGCCGCTGTATTAGTTGTTGCACCAGTCACTACACCTTGGTTAGCAATGTTTACTACTGCGGGTGTTGAAGCATTAGTCGGAACATTTGTGTCTCCTCCTAAACCTAATGCTCCTAATGCGGCCTCTTTAAGACCTTCTCTAACTTGTTTCTTTGCACTATCTATTAAAGTATCTACTCCACCGTCATATAGTCTTCCTAATACTTGTATATTTTCAGTATTATTATCTCTATTAGCCCATAGTTTGGCTAAATCTGCTGGATTGCTACCGCCTTGTTCTAAAGGACTTGGTGTTTTGTCGTAGTTAGCAGAAGAAGAATTGAATGCTGGGGGCAACTCATCTGTTTGTTTTCCCGTATTGTATATTACAGTCTCATAATCGATAGTCATTCTATTTTGCATCGTGCCTGCACCGTCTGCATAGTCATATGTGTCATGGTCAAATGTAGTGATGATTGGATTGATTAAGGTATATGCAATATATGTTCCAGCCCACATGCCATATATTGTAATGTTATTAAAGAAAGGTACTTTCTCTCCGCCCGACTGTATGGCTCCACCGTCTCCACGTGCATCACCCCTGTAACCATATTCAGTATCACCTGAGATAGATGGATCATAAATATTACGTCTGTTAAATGCTCCTGGACTGCCTTTACTAGCACCCTGCCAAGGATTAACAACTGGATTCCAAGCATCTGCATAGTTATATCTATAGTATGCGTCCCATATTGCAGTAACTTGTGATGAATTATCATCATGGAATGTAATATCAATTGGTTGATATTTAATTTTTGATTGAATCAAACGTTTTCTATTGTATTGATTCATTTCTTGTACTTCTATATTAAACGTAGGTAGCTTAACTGACTTAACTAATAGACCTAAGTTATTTCCAACTGTTGGGTTTGCTACGATGGCTCCTTCATTGATTTCAAATACAGTATGGAAAGTAAATTTAACTTTACCTGAGTTTCCTTGTGAATTAGGTAAAAATGTTTTAGCCGCATGAGTATAATCACGCAAATACACTCGACCAGTCAGGGAATCAACAATGCCTGTTTTAATACCATCTATTAGTCTATCGACTGAGCCTGAAGCCATACTATTTTTCTCCTATAGTATTATTTATCACTTTATAAAACCCATAAAAAAACTGGTCGAAACCAGTTTCTTTATTTAAATTAATTCTGTAACTTACGTAGCAGTAGAAATTGCACTTGGGAATGTTTGTAGACCTGATTGTCCTACGCCTGCTCCCGGAACGCCGTTGATGTCGCCACCAGCATTTGTTTGAATTGCATTATCATAACGTAAAGTCATAGCAATAGTTACTGCATCAGATGTACCATAGTTTAGAGTCTGATAGTTTGCTTGTTGTAAGAAACAACCTGCTAATGACCAGTTTTCTAATACTGTTGGTGTGTTGATACCGTTACCACCGTCTAAGATTTGAATTTCAGTACTGAACTTGTAGTCTCCGCCGGCTGCCGCTGAGGACTGCTCGTAGAAATCTAATTGTCTTTGTAACTGAGCACCGACTGCTTTTGATACATTACCAGAAGCATCATCTCTGACATTGATAGCAAGTGTTTGCCATGTGTGTTTACCTGCAAGATAGACACGTGAGTTGTATACGTTCATAGTGATTTCATCAAATTGAACTTGTGGTCTAGCACAGTCTATTACTTGTCTAGTAAGTATAAGTGAAGAATCATCGTCAAAACCAAAATCAATGAAATTCACTCGGAATCTATATTGAAGTTTTGGCATCAACAAGTTTTGGTTTGCTCCGCCTTCAGGTTGTACCGAAAGTTTTGCTAATGTATCTGAGGCTGTTGCCATTGTTAATCTCCTGTTTTAATATATCTTGTATATATTTATCTTTTTAATTCAAAGAGGCCGAAGCCTCTTTGTATATTTGTTTTACGCTCCTGATAACTCACCAGTGTTGAATATTCTGACCGGAACATAGATAAACTCAGCGGCTTTCACGGGCTCTACTGCTATGTCAATCCAAAGTTCATTTCGATCTATTCTTGCTGGAGTGTTATTTGAATCATCACAAACTACTGAGTAGTCGTATAATCCTCTTTTTGAAACTAAGTCTTGGAACAATGTTTCTACTACTGCTTTAATAGACTTTCTTGTTTGTGGATCATTAGGTTCAAATACGAATGGTCTAGATGCTAGAATCAATTGTCTACGTATGTAAGCAACTAATCTTGCTACGTTAACTCTATCCAATGCAGATGAAGAATTGAATGAAGTTTTGTTACCATAGTTCAATAATCCGTTACCTGTAAAGAATACCATTGGGTTAATAAAGTTAGTGTATAACACATCTCTAATACCAATACGTGTTCTGATTGAGTTGAATTCACCTTCTGCATCAATGTAACCAATGCTTGTAGCATTATCGATTATACCACGTCTAGTTCCTGCTGGAGCTAACCAAGGATAAGCAATATTGTCATTACGCAACATAGTTCTTGTCATCATGTGTGATGATGGTACAGCAACTAAGTTACCAGATAGATCACTAGTGATACCTGATGGATAGAATAGACCCATGTAAGTATTTCTAGTTACTAGTCCATCTTCACCTGTTGTCACTGCTTTCGCGGCGTTAGTTGCCCAAGCCTGAATTTCAGTTGCATCATCTTTTAGTCTCATTGGTGTATCACCGACGATGTAAGAAGTCTCACCTCTATCAGAGTTCAATGCTACCATATTAGGCTGTAGTTCAGGATAACCTGGTGTTGCTTGTAAGTTAAAGAAGTTGTCTTCGTCTCTAATTGCAACGTTACTGTCAACTGCTGAACGTAATGCTTTGGTTACCATTGCTCTCTGTGCCTTACGACCTGCGAACATTGCTCCGTCTGCTTGATCACCTGAAGCCGATACCCATGCATCTTTCTGTGTTGGTAAAGAAGCAGTCGGGAATCTATCTCCGTTGAAGTAGTTTACACGATATTGTTTAACGTTGTATGAAGAACGTCTTGTGTTCCAACATAGCATACCTTGTGGGTAATTTGCTGATAAAGGAGCATCAATATCTAAGTAATCACTTGATAATAATGATACGATACTAGGTACCGGGTCATTTGCCGGGCTAGTTGTTCCGTTAGTTGCCCAACGTGTGTCTTTAAATAAGATACCAGCTGGTGTAGTCTGATCAGAGTTGTCAATTAAGACCCACTTATCAGTAGCACTACCGCCACCTACTGCTGTAACTGACTGCCATCTATATATATTAGGGTAAGTTTCTAAATCTGAAGTATCTAACCAAAGATCACCGTATACTAATGCTGTTAAGTCAGACTGTGTAGTCGGCTCACTAGCAGATACGAGAGGTCCTTTAGGATCAGTTGCGTTTGAGACTGATGGGCTAGGTAGTCCGTTTGAATCATAACCTTGTGACTTATAACCTTTCCAGTTACCGTTGTAGTTGATCATAATATCTAATTGATCAGTCGATGAATAGTACCAGTTAGTAAAATTAGTTGGTATTGCTGTTGGTGCGCCTTCATTTGCTGTTAATGAGTTCGCTCCAGTTGTTGTTAATGAGAATTCTCTCCAGTTTGATAACTGAGTAGTGAATGCATTAGCGCCGACGCCTGCATTTAATGTATAAGAAGTAACAACTCCTGTTGTTACACTTGTTACAGTAACTACTAAATCATTTGCTGTAGTTGCTCCACCTAATGCTGTACCTAAGAAAGTAACTCTGTCGCCTACTGCATGACCTGAGCCACCGCTTACTACTGCATCAGGATCAAAGTCATAATAACCGTAGTCATTAGTTACTGATATTTGTAATCCTGTACCAGAACCTGTTGAAGAACTCTGAGTTGGTTGAAATGTAATGTCATCTCTGAATGGTCCAGTTTTACAACCTACTGTTACAGTTGTGAAGCCTGCTTCTGTGAATACACCGTTAGAAACACCTGTACTATTATCAAACTCATCTAAAACAATAACACCACCTGATGTATGTTGTA